ACAAGATTCCATATCCTCTATCCATAAGGAAGGAGGAGGGATGAAAAGCTTGTTGTTGCTTTGGCAGAGAATCGTGGCTGATGCCGCGATTCAGTGCTGCACTTGCGCCACGCTCGATTCCAAAAGAATCGAGCGTCGTTTTGAACACGAAGGGGTTGGGGTTTTGACCCTCGCCCTGCCTGAAATTGGCAAAGAGTTCGAAAGATCTCTTAGCGAAGGACAGGTAACTCCTAACCTTTTATCCTTAACCGGACAAAGGGCAGGATTTCCCGTATTCCTACGGAATTTCCTGGAGCTCGTGTTCGACCGCGATGGCGGCCTTCTGCTTGACAATCCGTCACCGATGGCTATCCAAGCTGTACGACAGATAACTCTCTCGTTCAGCAAGGTTCTCCTTCCGTGCAGTGATGCACGGGAGGAGAAGGCCTTCGATGACTATGTCAAGTGTGAACAATCACTCCGAGACACTGCTCTATCATGGTCTTCCGATGTTCTATCGGATTTCCAGAGGATCAGTTCCATGCTTTTTGGAGACGCCTTTGCTCAATTAGACCGAGAGGTCTTTGAGGGCAACGTCGTACCCAGGCATGGTCCCGGCTCTACAGCCGACAAGCTTACCGGAAACGGCAAGTATCGTCAGCTGCAGTGGACGAGCAGACTAGAATCAATTTTTCCAGCGATGGAAAACTTGGTTCCAAGCCCTCGTTACTGGCAGAGTCTGGACAAGTTGGAGTGGTTGGATCCCGAGGCTGAAATCCCCGTTAAGGTGATTTCAGTCCCTAAAACGTTGAAGACACCAAGAATCATTGCCATCGAACCTACCTGCATGCAATACATGCAGCAGGGGCTGATGGAAATGATGACCGAATTGATGGAGCGTTCTCATATTAATAATACTGAGAACATCACTTCATCAATGGTCGGATTCACTGACCAAACGCCTAACCAGCGAATGGCTTGTGAAGGGTCCTCTTCTGGGGATCTTGCGACGCTCGATTTGAGCGAAGCTTCTGATCGTGTCTCCCTTCGGCTTGTTACTTCGATGTTGTCTAACTTTCCCCACTTCTTAGAAGCGGTGTTAGCGACAAGATCGACACAGGCCGACGTGCCTGGTCATGGGCGGATGCCCCTGACCAAGTTCGCGTCTATGGGATCAGCTTTGACCTTTCCGATGGAAGAGTGTGTCTTTTTGACCACTATCTTCTACGGAATTGAGTCAAAGCTCGGAAGGCGCCTTACCCGAAAGGACATTAAGTCCTATAGGGGTCGGGTGCGCGTCTATGGCGACGATTTGATCGTCCCCACGGACATTGTGCCAGCC